CCACGGTGTTGATGCCCGTGGTCAGCTTGACGCCTTGAGGCTGACCGCTGGAGCCCGCACCGTAGAGGCCGGCTCGGTCGATCTCCAGCGCCAGAGTTTCAACCAGGTCATTGCGGACCAGGGTCTCAACGTCCATGCTGGACTGCAGCATCAGCCGGCGGGTGAAATCGGTGTAGGCCCCCACGGTGCGGGGGGTCATGGTCACCTGATCAACCGTCGGGTTGCTGCCGGTGGGATCGCCACCTTCGGCCAGCCAGTAGGCGGTGCTGGCGCCCGTCTTGCGGGGGATCGCAACCGGACCTTGAAGGCCGGTCAGCGTGGTCATGCCCAGGGCGTTCAGCGCCAGGCGGTTACGCAGCTGTTCAATGAAGCTGCCGGGGCGGGCGTCGGTGAAGACCAGATCACCAGCGGCGCTGGCGCTGGCGACGGTCAGGTCGCGCTTCAGCACGTCATGCGGCACCCAGATGCCACGGGCAGCCTGGCCGGTCTTCTGCTCCACAGCAGCCGAGCACTCACGCTCGAAGGCCGCGGCCTCCTGCAGTGCACGGTTGGTGGGATCCATTTGAGCGCGGATCGCGTTCAGGAAGGAGAAGCTGCGGGCCTCCTTGTCGGTCAGGCCGATGTCGGCGGAGCCGCTGGCGATGGGCTGGGCGGCGGGGGTCACAGACGCTGCAGGGGTGGCGGGTTGCTTGGCACGCTTGCCGATTGCAGCCAGCACCTCACGCATTGCGTCAGCTTCGCTGGCGCCACGCTCGATCAGGCCCTGAGCCAGATCGTCGGTGCTGTGCTCGCGGCAGAGGCTGGTGATACCGGCGACGCGGGTGCGCTCATCGGCCGCAGCCTGCGCCCGCACCGCCTCGAGGTCGATGGTCGGTTCCATGGGTTTGGTGGTTGGGGGGTTGGTTGCGGCCGGGGCCGCGGTGGCGTCATCATCGAGACTTCGCCCGATTCCGACGCTGGCATCAGCTGGCAGGCTGACGACGGACACCTCATGGGGCTGCCATGAGGTGGCCAGGATTCCGTCCTGGCCGTTCGAGCGCAGCGGCTGCGCATCGGTGATGCTGTAGCCCACCGACACATTGCGAAGGATGCCATCGCGGATGTCGGTCAGCTTCTCCTCTGCGAATGCGCTGCGTGAGAACCGCACACGGACATAGCCGCGAGCATTCTCAACCCAGCCCTTTTCAATCACGCCCAACACTTGGTTGGGGTCGTGATTCCACAGAAGAGGAGCACCATCATTCAGGCGAGTCATATCCATGGCGCCATCGCCATGGCTCAACACCTCGGGACCGTACCAGCGGTCGACGGGAACCTCTGAGCTGAAAGGAAACTCCAGCGTGCGAGCATCCTCTTCGCCTTTGCCGCGCACAGCGGTTGCGTAATCGAAGGATGCCACTCGCTGCAGCGGCTCTCGGTTCAGCTCGCGCAGATCCATCGTTCGGCCATTACCTGGACTCAGCATAGCCCTGTCACCCGTTGCCTCCTCGAACAGGATCGGCTTGTAGTCGTGATCGGCCAGCCATGCCTTCGCTTCAGCGACAGTGAAGCGATCGGCATCGAAGCGAATCGCTTGAATCTCCACAGGTTGATCTGGGTTGATGCCAAACACAAAATCAATCCCAGGACCACCGGCATCCTGCTCACGTGCGAATCGTTCAAACTGATCGGGATCGACCAACCTGGCAGCGTGCTCATTCGGATATGGCATCAGACCATGCCTCCGTCAGCGGCTGCCAATGGGTCGGCATTGGGGTCTTGGCTTGCGGTCGCGCTGGCGTCTGCCGGAGTGGACTGCGCCGCGATGTCATCAGTGGCGTAAGGATCTTGAGGGATGATGCTGCCCGGCGGCCGCGCCTGGGTCAGGCCGGCGCCGGACACCTTGCCCGGGTCGATGTCGAGCGTCAGACCCAGCTCCTGCGCACGAGCCCGTTCTGATGCCAGATCCTGCAGCAGATCCTCCAGATCGCCACCACCAGCGGCCACGATCTCAGCCTGGCTCTTGAAGCCACACCGCACTGCATCCTTGTAGGCGGCCACCTCCTTCTGTGGATCCACCCATTCCCATCCACGCGGGAACCACTTCACCGCCTCGTAGCGCTCCGGCATCAGATCGAACCCGGGCAAGGTCAGCTCACCGGCGGCCTGTGCTGCCATCAGCCAACGCTCGAACACCGGCTGGCACACGTGCTCGATCAGCCAGTCCTGCAGCATGCGCCACATCTCCCGGTCCTCCAGCAGGCTCAGTCGGCTGGAGCTGTAGTTGCTCTGGCTGAAGTCCCGCGAAATCGTCTCGTAGCTGCATGAGACCGCCGCGGCCACCGCTCGCAGCATGCCGCGCATGAACGGCTCGAACTGGCCATCAGGCGCGTCCAGTTGGGGGACGCTCACGCTCTCGCCCGGCGCCAGGTACTTGAACACGCCCGGCTCGAAGTTGCTGACCCGCTCGTCGTCGTACACCTCATCACCCTGCAGCTCACCCTCAGGACTGGTGATGAATCCCATCAGGCTGGAGCTGGCGCGGGCCCGCACCACCTCGGCCTCCTCATAGCCCTGCAGGTGGTGCAGCCGCTTCACCGCCGACGACATCCATGGCACACCACGGGTCTGCCCAGGGCGGTCGGTCACGAACAGGTGGATCACCTCAGATGCCGGCACCTCCCGGGTCTCGTACCCGACGCCATTCACCATGTCGCCAGGATGCCGCGTGCGGAAGGCATAGCTGATGGGCCGCTGCCACCGGTTGACACGCACGCCCATGCGCCACTCGCTGCCATCCGGAAGCGGACCCAGGCTTTTGCCCTCGTCGCAGTAATCGCTCTCGATCACCTCCAACGACAGCGGCACACGGCCGCGGCCCATGGACTCCGGCACGATCCGCAGGAACACCTCGCCTGATTCGGCGACGCTGCAGATCGCCAGCCGCAGGATCTCAGCGAACGACAGCCGGCCGGCGACGTGGCAGGTATCCGCCCTGCACCAGCGCTGCCATGCGCTCTCGATCTGCCGATTCAGATTCTCATCCAGCCGGCCGCCGCCGCGCTGCATCGGTACGCGGCCCTGCAACCTGATGCCACGGCCCACCACGTTGGCGCCGATCGCTCGGATTGCCTGGCGGGCGTAGGGGTTGTCCCGCACGAGCTGGCGGCTGCGGTTGCGCAGGCGCACCAGGCTGCCGTCGATCTCAGCGTCGGCGCTCGTATTGCTGGTCACCCAGTCCGACGTGAGCCGCGACACCATCGCGCCTTCATAGGCTCGCCGGCCGCGGCGCTGAGGCATCGTTGCTGGCGGTGGGTTGGCCACCTTCGACCGCTTCCGCTTGCCCATCAGCTGAACCTCACGAACAGATTGCCCGGATTGCCCAGGCCGGCGGCCACCTTCTCGGCTGCCTTCTCACGCGCCACGACCGCTTTCAGCTGCGCCTCGCGTTGCATCAGCGCCGAAAGGTCCTGGCTTGTGTAGCTGCGGTTGCCAATGGCATAGCTCTTGCTGCCCTTCGCCACGATCGCCCGGATCGCAGCCTGCACGGCCGACAGATCCTGTTCGGCTTGGCTGCGGCCATCAAAGGCGGCAGGGCTGCCGGCGTATTGCAGGCTGGGCAGCACGGTGGTTGCGCCAGATCCGACGGTGATCACCGTCGCGCCGCTGCTGATCCGCGTCTGCCAACTCCACAGGCCAGCATCAAATCCACCCGATGTGCCGGCGGCGATCGCCATGTCCCAGCCACCATCAGCCCGAGCGGTGCCGACCACCGTCGCACCCTCGGCGGCAGTGTTGGTCCGCAGGTAAGTCGTCATCACCCACGTCGCTGACGTGGCGGCATTGCCCGACAGATCAACCGCTGCGGGCTCGATCCATTGCACCGTGTCGCCAGCGCGCAGTTCAGCCGGAACAGTCACAGGCAACACCTCCTGGGGGCACTGTAGCGGAGCCGAAAGAAACCCCGCAGGTGCTACCAACACCCGCGGGGTTCGTGACAGGAGTTGTCTGAGAAACCAATGAGCCCACACCCTACCAATTGCTCACGAAACTGCCGCCACCACCACGAGCACGCCGCCGCTGGCGTGGTGCAGCCGCGGCCGGCTGGGCAGTGGCATCAGCCGAGGCAGCAGGCAGCGGCGCTACATCACCCGCAGCACGCTCCAGCTGATCCCACATCGTCGCCCGGTGGTATCGACGCTTCACCAGCTCCAGCACCGCCAAGCAGTACACCGCCAGGTCGAGCGGTTCGTTCCTCGCGCCTGATGGCTTCTGCCACTCCAGCACCTGAAAGCCCTTCACCTGTCGCGGCACCAGCCGTTCACAGGTCAGACCCGTCAGGTATTCCTCAGTGGCGTTCTGCCCGAAGTGCACCGCCCCGGGGCCCGCGCCCTCGCGCTTCAGCCTGGCGTAGATCGTGCGCTTCAGCGTGTCGCCGCCCACCAGGTACAGCGTCACACCGCCCTTAATCGTCCGCCCTCGCCAGTTCACGTCCACCTTGCTGCCCTTGCTCAGGGCTGGCGCCGCCCTGGTGCTGCTGCCCTTCAACGCCACCACACCCTCGCGCACTCGAGCACGGCAGAACTCATAGGCCTCCTGCGTGAAGTGGCCGCCGGTATCCACCCCGCAGTGCCGCACCGTCATCACGCCCCCGGCCTCACGCGGCCACTGCGTCCGCCGGATCGCATCCACCTGCTCCCACACGTGGCCACCCGCCGGGTCGCCATCAATCTTCTGGTGCCACACCAGCCACATCTCCTCGCCGCGGCCGATGCCCCACACGCTCACCTCCAGCCACGTGTCCTGCACGTCAACCGCCATCAGCAGCAGCAGCACACCAGCCGGGCACCACCCCGTCTGATACGGCTCAGCCGCTGCCCGGGCCATCAGCCCATCAGCCGACACCTTGGCCAGCGCCTCATCCTCCCAGGCCTCTGCAGCCCGCTTGTTCACCCAGCCCTTCAGCAACAGCGGGTCGGCCTTCGCCCGCAGGAACTCATCACGGATTTTGTCCCAGCTGGTCCACCCGGCCGGCGCATACCACCCCGGCAGGTGGAAGCCTGCCGTGATTCCATCACCCTTGGTGCTCGGCTGCCACGCACCACCCAGCAGCATGCTCGTCTTGTGGAGCTCCGCCACACGCTCGCCGCACGCCGGGCACTGCGCCCACACCTCACCATCCGGCCGGTCCCACTTCATGTGTTCGCGCCAGCGCAACACCTCCAGCGATCCACAGCACGGCATCAGCACCGCGAACTGCCGGCGGTCGCTCCGGCTCTCGAACTCCTCTGTGATCCGGCACGCGCCACGGGTCCCCGGCGTGCTGGTGATCAGAACCTTGCCCATCGGGAACGTGCTGGTCCGCGTCTCGGCGTTCTCCAACGGGTCGCCCTTGTCGTCCGCCTCCAGCGGGTAGGAGCTCACCTCATCAGCCGCCAGATAGGCAGCT